CTCACCGGCGGTTCCTCTTGACATCCCCTCTGGGGGTGCCCCCACCCCCTGTTTGGGCAGGGTCATTGGGGTGCGTTCCAGCCCCCGGGGTGGTGCTGTGCTGTGGCTTGTGAGTGGCATTTGTGACAGAGTCCGCGACCGTACCGTGGGTCGCTGGGGTCTTTGCCTTGGGTGATGAGTTGTTTGCGTGAGTGTGGGTGGTGGTCTGCTTCGGTGGATGGTGCGCGGTGGCAGAGGACGCAGATCGGGTTCTTCGCGAGGACTGCTTCGCGGAACGTGGTGCGGTGTGTGTGTCCGTACCCTCTGTCGCTTGCGCTACCACGTTGGCGTTGCGCTGCTGTCTGGTGTGCGGGGCATCTGCCGCCCGTGGTTAGTTCGGGGCAGCCTGGTTGGGTGCATGGCTTTAGTGGTGCGGTGGGCATGGGGTCAGAAGGTGGGTCGCCATCCGGTGAGTAGGGCTACACCGAACAGGGTTGTGATGACCAGCCCGGTAGATACCACGATGGTGAGTGCGGTGTTCAGTGGGGTGCGCACTGTGTAGATCCATCCTGCTACTGCAAGGATCAGGAGTATTACGCCCAGTATGGTCAGCATTGTTTCCTCCGGGGTTTAGTCTTCGTCGTCGGTGTGGCTCATTGCCCAGTCGGCGTTGTCCATTTCGGCTTCGAGGGTTTCTGTGCGGACTCGTGCTGCGTGCGCTTCGATGAGTTCGCAGATGGCGTGATAGAGGCGCATCAGACTGTTACCGCCTCGTAGGTGATGTGGAAGTCTGTTCCGAAGTTCAGTGTTCGGGCGCAGTGGCCGCAGAAGAATAGTTCGCGGAGGCTGGGGAGTAGGACCCGGACTTGGGCTCGGGCGGTTGGGTGCCGGTCGCATTGGTGGCCTTCCATTCCCGTGCCTCCTTGTCGCAGGGGTGGTACCTGTTTTGTGGGGCGTGGGGTCTTGCACTCCGTTGCGTAGGCTTGGTTACCTTCGCCCCTCCCTCGGCGCTCATGTTCACCTAGGGCTATTGAATTGTCGGCTCAGGCTGCGTCCAGGTCGCTATGAGTGAAGAGACTCGCTCGTAGCTTCCTTGCAGCTTCTGCCGCCTCATTGAGGTCTGTGTAAGTTCCCCCTCGATGGTGCTTGCCGTTGTGGCCAATGACGACGCGCCATCGGCCGGAACGGCTGTCACGGTGTACGCCGCGGATGCCTGATGAGGAGTTGGCGTTTGCGCCGAGCCTGTGCTCGGCGTTCTGTTTGGCGTTGACTGGCCGGAGATGGCTGGGCTTGACGCAGGCTTCGTTGTGGCATGTGTGGTCAAGCCCGTGCCCCTCGGGGATCGGGCCTTCCAGGAGTTCGTAGGCGATGCGGTGCGCCTTCTTCATCTTCTTCTTGCCGTCGACCTTTACGCGGAACATTCCGTACTTGCGGACGATGGCTGCGGTCCAGATCCAGCAGTCGCCGTCGTCCTTCACTTTGGACCAGAATCTGGCTACGTCGTGGGGCGTGAGTGCTATCGTTTCCATGTCGACTCCTTCACAGTCGATCAGGCTCCCGGGTTGTTGACGCAACCGCGGGAGCTTTTGATTGCGTGGGCTGGCGACGAGTTGAACGTCGCAGCGGTAATGGGGGGGTCCGCTCATCCGTGCAGCCCGTCCGGCGCCGTCTCGGCGAGCGGTGTGGGGGCAACAAAAAAGCGCTCAACAGGGGGTGTTGAACGCTGGTGTGGGGACGACAATTGTCCCCTTTGAGACACTTTATTGGATTCGTGTGGGGATTGCCACTGATTGAGGGTTGTGTCGCAGTTCCGTGGGTTCACGCGAGGCTTTGGTGTCGTGTTTCGTGCCAGACGTTGAGTACTTCGTGGGGGTTGTAGGTGGGTTGTGGCGCGTGGGTGACTGCTTTGAGTTTCCCTCGGTGGGCCCAGTTGCGGATGTCTTTGCTGGTGATGGTGACTTTGGCGTTGCGTTTGAGCCAGGGGAGTAGTGTGCGGGTGGGCATTGGGGGTGCGATGTTGCGGATTCGTTCTCGGTTGGTGGTGTGGTTGATGGGTGGTTCTTCTGGTCCGCTGATGAGTAGTTCGGCTTTGGTGACCCAGTCTTGGATGAGTTCGGCGATGCCGGCGGCGTGTGGGTCGTTGGCGTAGTGCTTGGCGTTGGGGTTGACGGTGGTGAGGTTTTGTTGGAGTTGGAGGGCGTCGAGGTTGATGGGTGCGGCGCTGCCGGGTTTCCCTCCGGGGTTCCATCCGTTGCTGGGGCGGACCCTATCGAGTTTGGCGATGGTGACGTCCAGGGCTGTGATGAGGTCGGGGATTTTGTCGATCCAGGCTTGGAGGTCAGCGACGCATTGGGAGCAGAGGTAGGTGCTGGTGTGGTTGGCACAGTCGTTGGTGGTGCATTCGGTGCTCATGGCTAGAACACCTTTCCGTGCTTGTATGGACGGGTCTCGTTGTATGCGAGCTTCTCGGCGATGATGGCGCCGAGGTCAAAGCCTTCGGTGGCGGCGAAGTCGAAGCAGCGGATCACGGCGTCGGCGATCTCGGACGGCACGCCCTCCGGTTTGTGCGTTCCGAAACTTGCATCCTCGTCTTCGACCCATGTCGGGTAGTAGGTTTCATCGGCGGCGCGGCCGTTGCGGATCTCGTCTTGTGCTTCGACGATCTCGGACACGATGAGCAGGAGTTTGTTTCCTTGCCAGTTAGCCAAAGCCAACTGCTGGTTACGCTCTGCGATGCCCGTGATGGTTGATCCGATGCGCATGGGTTCTGGCCGGTCGTCGTGGAAACCTTTGGACTCGTTGATGTTGAAGATGTGCTGCTGGAGGTTGCTGAGGACTTCAAGTGCCTGGTCCGTGGTCATGCTGTGGCCTCCAGCGCGGTGTTGTGGTGGTGGTTGGGGATTTCGTGGAGGGGGCTGTCGGTTTCCCAGGCGCGGCCGCACGGGCAGCCTGTGAGGTACCGGAGGATGTTCCCGGTGCTGATTGGGCGGCTGATGGTTTGGGGGATCATCGCTTCTCGCCTCTCTCTTTCATGACATTGTTGATGGCTTGGTTACTGGTCGGGTCGCTGTAGGTGGTGACGGGCCCATTGTTGGTGTGCTGCGCGGCGGTGATGAGCCAGTCGCCCCAATGGCAGGGGCATTCACGGGCGCGTGCACATGCCTGGTGTGGTGTCCAGCAGCATCCGCGCCGGCAGTTACTCATCGGGGGTTCTCCATGTGGTCGCGTGTGCCGGTGAGTATCGCCACGAGCTCCGACAGGGGCATGGTCACCCACTGGTCGGCGGGGTCCCCTTTGCCGTGGCGTTTGTGCACGATGATCCCGGCTAGGGCGTCGTCGTTTCCGCGTTCGATTTCGGCCTCTGCTGCCCAGCCTCCGAGGCTGAGTTTTGCGGTGTTCTTGCATTCGATGATTAGCCTGTGGCCCATGTGCCGGAGGCCCGCGATGTCGCCGCGGTCTTTCGTGCCGTTCTTGACGCGGCGGTCAATGCGGTCGTCGATGTGGGTGGCGAGGTAGTCCGCGATGGACCGTTCGAAGCTGGTGCCGGCCTTCTTGGCGGATGCCCTGGTGCGGGTCATTTGGTCGCCTCCCTCCTGCTGATTTCGCGGTCGATGTACCAGCGGGCCTTCTTCAGGTCTTCGACGGCGTCTCCCTTGAGGTCTGCCCGCCACAGGTACTTGATGGCGTTGCCCAAACAGAAGCCCATGTGCTCTGCCAGGGGATGGGTTGCCCGAGCGGTTCACCACATTTGTGGATGGGGGTGACGAGTGGGCGGGCCCTGTTGGCGGTGATGGTCCAGTGGGTGCGTCGTTTGATGGTGGGGGCTGACCATTGGGAGGGGTGGAGTTCGTAGGTTGGGCGGCCGGTGCGAAGTGCGTGGAGTTCTTCGGCGGGTGTGAGGTGTGTTGGGTCGATGGTGGCTGTGTCTGCTTCGTCCCAGGAGTCGATGGCGGTGAGGGTGGGGGTGACGCATCGGGGGCATGTGGTGAGGGTGGCGGTGGTTGATGTTCGGGCGGGGTTTTGGGTTTCTGCTGTTCGGGTCACCCATGCCGGGATTTTTGGTGTTGGTGTGGTGTCGGTGAAGAGTGCCGGCTGGGTGGTCATTTGGTGCCGCCTACGGGTGCTCCGCAGTCGCAGCAGTAGAGGTTCCCGAGGGGCCCTGGTTCGACCCAGAAGTGGGTGCATTCGGTGTCTCTGTCCGGGGTCCGTGCAACTGTCCCCGCTATAGAGCGGCGGGGACGGGGACAGTTGCCCTCGGGGACACGAGCGGGGGAACTGTCCCCGAGGGTGGGGACAGCGGTTTTCCGCTTGTTTTCGGGGTTTTTGGGGCCTTTTGTGGCAACTGTCCCCGCTGTCCGCGAACTGTCCGGGACAGTAGAGTTTTGGTGTCCTGTCCGGACAACTGTCCGGGACAGTTTTTCGGCACTTTTGGGGGTGTTCATTCGGTCCCGTCCAGGGTTGTTGCTTCGGGAATCATGGCCTCGTTTTTGCGGATCTTTATGGCTTGGCTGAGTACCTTGTTGTTGACCTTGAACCCGCCCGACCGGAGAGCGTCAGCGGCTGCGGGGCGGCCCGTATCCTTTGGCAGGTCGAGTGACTCCATGGCGGCCAGCAGGTGCGTTATCTGCGCGTTGAAGGCTGCTTGCCTGCCTGCCCCGTCGACTTTGTGCTTGAGGTTGGGGATGGTTTCGCGGTGGAGGACGACGGTTTTTTCTGCGATGGGCATGCGGTTCATTTCGCAGTCGAGGCGGTATGTTTCATCTTTGACGACGGTGGACATGCGCCAGACTGCGTCGACGTCGCCGCCTTTCGCTGATCCGCCTCGTTGTCCTTTCTGTTCGTCTTTGCCGGTGTGGTCGAGGCGGATGAGGGCGATGCCGTGTTGTTTGAGTTTGAGGCCGGTGTGTCGGTAGAAGTTGAGCCAGGTGTCGTTTTCGTTTTCTTCGCCTTTGACGGCCCGGGAGACGGTGTCCACTACGACGACTTCGCACGCGTATGTTTCGATGGCTGCGATGAGTTCGAGGGAGCCGTTTTCGGAGTCGAGGGCTGAGAGGTTTGGGAAGGAGAGGTAGCAGAGGTTGCCTAGGGTTTTGGGTGTGTGGCCCATGGCTTGGAGTCGTTCGCGGATGTCGCCTTTGGGGTCGTTTTCGAAGTCGACGTAGAGGACCCGGCGTGGCCGGTCGGGGGTGACGCCGAGGACTTCGGTGCCGTTGGCGACGGCGGCGGCCATCTCGAGCATGAGGAGTGACTTTCCGGTTTTGGGTGGCGAGTAGAGGGCTACGAGGCGCCTGGCGGGGAGGATGGGCTCGATGATCCATTCCTCTTCCGTGGTGTCAGCCCATAGGGTTTCCCAATCAACGATTGGGAAGTAGTTGCGGACGGCGTCGGCACGATCCTGCTCGGTGTCGCCTTCTTCTCCGGTCGCTTCGGTGGGTGGCTGGATGGTGGTGACGTCGGGTAGGGGTGTGGGTGGTGGTGTTTCGCGTGGGTGTTCGCTGCCGGCTTTGAGGCCTGAGCGGAGTGTGGCGGTGATTTCGGTTGCGGTTAGTCCTGCGGCGAGGGCTGCTTGGGTGAGTTGTTCGTGGACGAGGGCGTGGGGGAGTTCGCCGCCGGCGATGAGTTGGGAGAGGGAGAATGCGCTTTTGTTGAGTTGGTGGTTGCGTCCG